GAAGTGGAAGGCGGGGCGTTCGGGATGAAAAACAAAGAGGGGAAAATGATTCAAGGCGGACACAATAGAGGGGCGCACATGACAAAGGATTGTGAAAAGTACAACACGGCCCAACTCATGGGTTGGAAGGTTTACCGGTTTACAGCAGTATCGATCCGCAACGGAGACGCACTGGAAGTGTGTGAAGAACTGAATAAACAGAGGTTATATTCATAAAATGGAAAACGCAATCAAGCTCTTACAAGACAACGCAACGGATCAACCCTACCATGGTGCTTTCTCTGGGGGCAAGGATTCGGTTGTCATGCAGAGGGTGAATTGAAAAAGTTAGATGGGCAGTGGGCAAGCTAGTTGTGCCTCATCCAACCAAGGATGAATTCGAGCCATGTCCTTGTTAAAGAAAGTATATCTCAAAAAGGTACGATAAATGAAAGCACAGGGACGTTACGGATATAAACAGCTTTTGGGAAAAGGAGGTAAAGGATGAAACGAGTAAGTGGTCAGGCAAACTTAATGTGGACGGTAGAACTACCGGATAAATTTCAGCATACAGATGAAGGTTATGCAGAAGATCCCGCCATAGGGGCGGTCTTAGAATTTATTTCGCAGATGGGAAAGGTTTGGTGCTTTGGCGACAACGAAGAACCTGCGGCAGTTTTTACCGAAATGCACGAAGAAGAGTTTGAAATAGAAGATGACGACAGAGATCCGAAAAAAGATTATGCAAAATGCAAATCATGTAAAGCAAAAATCTTTTTCATAGAGACATCAAAAGGAAAGCAGATGCCTATTGATGCAGATCCGGACGAAAAAGGAAACATAGAAATAGATGGGTTGAAATACAGATCGCATTTCGCAACATGTCCGCAAGCAAAGGAATGGAGAAAAGGCAAGTGAAACACGATTACTACAAAGAGGACAAGCGAGTCTGTGGAAATTGCAAACACCTAGTCCTCCGAGACGAAAACCGCAATCCCCCCGAAGGTTGGGGAAGGGACGACAGGTGGGATAAAAAAGGATACGATAGCGCCTGCTTGTGCGGGCTAGACATGAAGCACAGAACGACGGATCAAAGCTGTAAACACTGGGTAGACGAAAGGCAAAGGAGGCGTGCGGAAATGGACTGTAGAGAAATCGAATTCGAAGTGATCGACGAAGCGAATCGATGTATTGAGATCAAAACACTTAGTGTCGCCAAGGAAGAGATCTTGGATCTTACGGATGACGCTTTTGATTTTGGTATGGATCGTGAAATCATAAGAACTTGCATCTTGAGAACAACAGACTTCACTGTTCACGTGGTCGGGTCAACCTGGGATGTCATCGAAAAGCTTTATTCAAAACTAGGCATCAGGTAGACGAAAGGCAAGGGAGGCTGATTTGAAACTAAAAGAAAAACTAATTAAGATAAACTCATGTAGTGAGGCTGTTAAATGGATCGGCGGTCGTGGCCTACAAAAAGCCTGGACTGAATGTAACCGGGCAGACTGGATGCTATGGCTGTGCGGCAAGATGGTTGATAAACCTGGTTGGCCAACGAGACAAAAGCTGGTATTGGTCGCGTGCGATTGTGCTAGTCGTGCTCTGAAATACGTCCCAGATGGAGAGGACAGACCACGAAAAGCAATCGAAACAGCAAGAGCATGGACCAAAGGAAGAGCGACAATAGAACAAGTAAGAGATGCTGCTGCTGCTGCTGATGCTGTTTATGCTGCTGCTGCTGATGCTGTTTATGCTGCTGATGCTGCTGCAAGAAAAAAAGAACTGAAAATCATGGCCAACATGATTCGGAGAAAAATCAAAGTGCCGAAAACTTTGGTGTTGGGGAGGTGCAAAGATGACTGACAGGAAAGACTATGAAACCAAAATGAAAAAGGGGGTCATTTCAAAAACGGATTATGCCAAAGGAGAAAAAAAAAGGCTGGCTAAGATGCAAATTCTAGCACTTGATACTGTCACCGATTTAACACCGTTCAAAAAGAAAATTGAAATGTTGAATAAAATAACATGGGAGCAAGTAAGGCAAGAGCGATTAAAAGAAGAGAAAGCCTTGGAGGACTTCCTCAAGTCAAAGGGCTACGATCTCGACTCTGTGCTTGAGCAACTCGAAATGAAGCCGTGCATTTGGTGCTGGTTCAAAAGGTGGGTGAGAAGATGACTTGTGGAAAGTGCCCATGGTTGAAAAAAGGAGGGTGGTGTGATCTTGCCGATGGACATGTTGGACTCGACACAAAAGAATGTTCATACCGTCGGTTTTTCCGAGTAATGACACATGCGTACAAGTATCAATCTGATTACACGAAAGCGATCGAAAGACGATTGATTGATAATACATATGGTCCGGTCGATTGGTACAAAGACAGGAGGGTTGAAATATGACTGACAAGAAAAAAACGCTACATATAAAAGCGGCTGCAATTTTCATGGAAGAAGCGTTTGAAGAGGGATTTGCAATGGGCATGGTCTATTATAGACACAAAGGTCAATTGTCTTGGTGGCAAAACGCATTTCTGAAAAGTGAAGTCAAAAGACGCATAGACGAAATGGAGGCGTCCGATGACTGACAGGAAAACGTGGATGTATGTAAACAAAAGCGTATTGAATTATGATCACATAATTAAAATATGTGAGGAAAATAAATATGGTGGCGGCACAATGGTTGTTATTCATCAGACCGACGACAAAAAGGAAATCATCGACAACACTACGCTTGAAGAGTTTTTTCAAAACGAGGTGCAAAGATGACTGACAAGACAACGTGCGGGGAATGCCCTTGGACAGATAGGCAATTTTCTCTTAACTCACCGGATGGACGTTATGTTTTTTGTGATTTGAATGAAATCCCATGGGCAAGTAATTTGCCAGAGTGTTCTTATCGTAAATCTTTCCGCATCCTTCGCGACGAAATCAGGCGGTTGAGGGTGGTTGAAGAAGAATTTGAAAGGTTTTTGAATTTGCCCGAAGCCTATGCTTGTTACCATACAAATAAAAAATACATAGAAAAGGGGTGTACAATGGCTACAAGAGGGGGGCCAAAGCAGGCCAGGACGGGAGCGGGAATCCAGAGCGGCAGTGGGAAATCTTTTTGAAAAAGTGGGCTGACAGGTTCAAATAAGGGAGAAGAAATGAGTGAGATCGAAGCACTCGCAACATACGCCCATGACGCTTGGGCGGGTTGGATGCGACATATGTTCAAGGCAGAGAACCTTTTTTGTGTACAAAACCAAGACCCGAAACCTCTGTATTTTGAGTTGAGGATTGATGTCAATGATTGCAAAAGATGGACTAGACAAATGAGAACCCCCTATGCCGACCTACCAGAGGACGAAAAAGAATCAGACCGAAAAGAAGCACGGAAAATCTTGGGAATATTGGAGGGAGAAAAAACGCTAGATGCTATCGATAAACGAATAGACATGGCAAAAAAACGACGGGAAGAAATATGTAAAGAACTTGAAATCAAAAAGGAGGCCAAATGAAAATCGAGGATAGGAGGGGGCGTTATGGAATATAAACAAGTCAAAGCGGAAGTTGGGTGTCTGGTAAAAATCGGCGCTCTTGTTGAAAAAATGATGCAATGTGGGATATGTAAGCACTACGAGCAAAGCGAATCAATGTGTGCGAATCCTGCGCATGAACTACCAGAGCACGTTGAGATAACTGAACTATGTGGGCATTGGGCGCTAAACGCCCGGCCGGTTGTCGAGGATTGAGATGGAAAAACAAAAGAAAAAATATGGGCTTGAAGCATGGCTTCCAGATAAGGACGCAGATCCGTACTTTGGGACAGCAAGGGATATGGAATTATACAGGTTACACAAAGAGCTTTACTATGTCCTCATTGACAAAGAGAAGGTAATAAAGCAGTTGAGAATTTCAAATATAGGTCTGATTGTATGCGTATCAATCACGGTGGCTGCAGTAGTTGCTCGGCTGTTTTTGACGCTTGGTTGAATTGTTCCACGGGTAACAGGGAGGTTGAGATGGCGCTTGAGGGTATGGGATACACAGTGATACAGAAGACTCAATAGGAATAATTTCCCTTGACACTCCCCTCCTGCCTCCCTTACCTTGGAAGACGTGGCTAAAAAAAAAGGGACACTAACAGAAAAACAAAAGACTTTTGTTCGCAATCTACCGACAGCAGGGTCCGCAACAGAAGCGGCCAGGATAGCAGGTTATTCAGAACCGGACGTGTATTCATCGAGGTTGGTAAATGACAGTAGATACAAGCACGTACAGGACGCTATCAGAAGGCAAGAGGAACGCCTCGACAAAAAAGTCGGCCTTACCCTTGAGGACAAAAAAGAGAAGCTCAGGAAGATTGTCAAAGACGGTCCAGACAGGGAAGCCATGACAGCTATCGATCTTGACAACAAGATGGAGGCCGTCTATCTCCAGAGAACTCAGTCAGAGGATATTGACCCCAGCGACGAACAGCTCTTACAGAAGTATATTAAGAAATTTAACCGGCTTGGCTACGACGTAATCAAGCGGAAGGACAGGTCTTGACTGATATCCCCATCAAAATCCGTGGCATTCAGACAGAGGACGACAGAAACTTTATCATAGCCTCTTGGATTCAGACCTTCCGGGGCCAGTCTCAGATTGACCCATGGATGCCCAGGGAGTCCTACATACCCAAGTTGTCAAACGTGATAAAACTACTTATCCACAAAAAGCCTGAAATATTTAGAATTGCATGCAACGAGGAAAACGACGACCAGGCGTTTGGCTGGGCCTGTTCGGATAGAAACGCTGTCTATTTTGCTTATGTCAAAAAGGATTTCAGGCGCTATGGCGTGGCTACGGAATTGATAGGCAGCAAGGAATGGACGCTTGCAAACTGGACAAAAATATGTGAAAAGATGACCAACGTAATATTTGAACCATCCCACTTCAAGAGGTTAATTCATGAAGCCGATAAGACTAAAGAAAGTAGTATTACAAGGAACCTCCCACCCTCACATCTTGGGCAAAACCAGGAAAACGCTGGGGCCGGATGATATCCGAAAAGAGGGAATGACGCTGTGGTACCTCCCTGAGTGGCAAGTCGTCACAGCCACTATAAAAGACAAGACAGAGCTTATTCCCAGGGACAACATAGGCGTTATGGAGCCTTTCGACCGAGAAGAGATGGGAATCCCCAAGGCTTGCTTCAATTGGCAAATGCCTAAGCAGGACCAAGAGCCCGTCCCCTCAATCAAGCCAGGCTACTTGCCCGGTGGTAGGGTCCAGGTTGAGTCTGGACTCAACACAGAGGGCCTTGACGCTCTCAATCGCTCAGGGCCGAAGGTGTCGGACGGTAGCGGTGGCTGGGTGCCTCCGGAGCATGCAGTCATGGGAGACCCGGACCTGCCAGTTGTAGAGCTGAACAGGGAGGCCAAGGAAAAAGAGAAGCCAGTCAGGCTCGATAAAGAGGAAAAGTCAAACAAATCAAAGGACAAGAAAAAGGGGAAGTAATTGGTACGCTGGCGGCCACCTAGACATGCGGAGAGAGACAGGTTTTTTGACTTGCCTGTCCCACCTCCAGATCTGCTTGAGGGATCTCACGATCAACAGATGGCAGTGGCCAACGATCCGTCCAAGAGAATCACAAATGACTGCGGCCGTCGGACAGGTAAAACCACGGGTACAGGAAAAAGACTGGCCAAGAGTGCAGAAAACAACCCGGCCAAGGGCGGGGACGAGTCGATAATTGCCTACGTGGCCCCAACGAAAAATCAAGCAAAGAGGCTCATGTGGGGAAAACTCCAGTGGATGGCAAGTCAAGAGGACCTGCCTTACGAGTTTCAAGCCACAGAGTTGATCGCTAGACATAAAAATGGTGCTCAGATATGGCTTATGGGTGCAAATGACGACAGAGACGTTGAAAGGCTCAGGGGCTTCGCTTATCGTAGGGTAGAGGTGGACGAAGCCCAAGCAATTGGAGCCAATTTTGAGGATCTAGTGGACGAGGTTTTGGACCCGGCCTTGGCAGATTATGACGGGACCTTGGTTCTGTCTGGTACGCCAAACGCTAGTTGCTGTGGGTATTTCCATGACGCGTCAACAGGCGCAATCCCTGGTTGGTCTAATCATCACGGGACTATCTTAGACAATCCCTATTTTCCAAGATGGAGAGGGCGGGACAACTGGAGAGAAGAAGCCAGAGCTTGGCTAGAGGGCCACAGAACAAAGAGAGGCTGGAATGAAGACCACCCCACGTACCAGAGGGAATGGCTTGGAAAATGGGTTAGGGACGAGGGAGGGCTTGTCTACAAATACGAACCTTCCAAAAACGACTACGATGGAACACTCCCAGATGGTTATACTTGGGAATATGTCGCAGGAGTTGACTTCGGGCATGATGACTGTTTTGCCGTGGTCGTTTGGGCGTTTTGCCGAGACCTTCCGGACTTATACGAAGTATATACCTACAAAAAAGCAGGATTGACGGTAAGTGATTGGGGCAGGATTATCAGAGATGTTGAACAGAGATTTGACCCGATAGCAGAGCCCGCCGACACGGGAGCCCTGGGCAAAGCAATCACCAAAGAGCTAAACCAAAGGTTTGGTTGCAACCTGCAACCTGCTGAGAAGAAAGAGAAAAACGCTAATATCGATTTAATGAATAGTGATTTTAAACTTGGGATCTTACATATCAGGGCCGAGTCTCCGATGAAGCATACGCTCCAAACCCTGCAATGGTCGGAAAAGTTTACAGGGGACCGCAGGAGAGAAGACCCCAGGTTTGTGAATGATGACACAGACGCGGGGCTCTACGGCTACAGAGAAGCTAAGCATTGGGCATGGCAACCACGTGAGGTCAGGCCAGAGTTCGGGACGACCGAGTATACGGATTCGATTGCAGATGACATGATGAAAAAGGAAGAGGACGCTTTCAATCAAAAACAGGGGGAGGAATGGTGGGAGCAATGAGCGAAAAAATGGTAAAGGCTGTTGTGGTCTACTTCCCTTTGGACGTTTGGGAAAAGATGGCTAACCAGAATACCCAGGTTATGGTTGATGGGTACAAAATGGAGCTATCCACTATTGATAAGCCAGACGAGAAGATAAAGGCCCGCAAACGCACAGTAAGAAAACGGTGGCTACAAGATGGCGAATGAGAGAACACTAAGCCAGCTACACGCTCAATTCGGTCCGGACGCTGATAGCTTTAAGACCGTCCTTTTCAAAACAGAGGTCAATTCCTGTGACGTGGTTGACGAGTACTACATTCCTGATATCTGGGACGTGGTAGGGGACACCATCCTGCTAGACTGGTACTCCGAGGTAAAGCAAGTCATCATTCAAAACACAGACGACACTCATTATCTTGAATTCGACTATGACGACGCCATTTCTGGAACAAACTACGTCAATCTTATCCCCCCGGGCGAAAGCGTGGCTATTTGCCAGCCTGACGTAACGGTTGACATTGCTCTTATTTGTGACGATGCGGACGAATCGGTTGACGCCCATATAACGGTTGTGGGGAAAAAGCTATGATGCTAGACGTTTTACCTGAGTTCCAGTTCCGGGATGATGACGACAACCTCAAGGACCTGGCAAGGTTCATTACCTACAGGTATGGATCCTCGACAGAGGTTAGGGTCACACACAAACGTCTTTATGCACCCGTTGCAAGCGTCTCAGTAGAGCCGGCTACCACAATTGCAATCAAAAACCACGGGACAGAGAGGGCCGCGATCGAGCTGGGCGGGGCTGGGAACAATCTCTCAATCGACCCTGGCCTTTGGACTCTCTACACTTGGCTTGACGGATTGAATCCTATCCCTCTCTTGAGTCTAGGTGTCAATCCTGTCCTGCTTGAGATCCTTGCTGTCTGGAATTACGAATTGGTGGACCAGCAATGATTTTAGATGATTTCAGGCTATTGATTTCATTTTTTAGATCTCACGGGCTAGATCCAAGCTTGGTTATTCCCCATTTGCATAGGAATGAAAAAGATGAATATCTTGCCATGGCAGAGGATTGGCAAAAAGAAGAAGAAGCATTCAAAAACCAACAAGTTAGAGACATCCCAGAGACAGAAGAAGACAAGAGGGCCAGGCTTGAACTAGATAAGCAAGAGTATGAAGACCTTCTCATGCATTCAGCGGGGCGATAAATGACATACGAAATCAATAAAAATACTCGTTGGTGGCAGCTTGATAAAGGCTCAAGACATGAGGGTGTATTTGGGGCCGTACGACACTTGATAAACACAAGTGCCTGGAGGACAGACAGAAACCTACGGAATATGAGGTTGTATGGGTCGTCTAAAATCCTCGGCTTTAGCGGTGGTGAGTATGTCCATGAACACATGGATTTTGAGGAGCGCCTATCCCTGAATGTCATCAAATCAGTTATTGACGCAGCAACAAGCAAGATTTCCTCCAACCGTCCCAGGGCGCAATTTCTCACAGAGGGTGGCAAATGGGGATTGCAAGAGCAGGCTAAGAAGTTGACCCAATTTGTTGATGGGCAATTCTGGGCTTGTGACGTGTATAAAAAGACTCGTAAAGTCTTTAGGGATGCCTGTATTTTTGGCAACGGGCCTGTACACGTATACACTGATTGGAGTGACCCTGAGAATCCCACACCTACGGTTGAGAGAGTTTTCCCAGAGGAACTGTGGTTTGACCCGGTTGATGCCAAGTACGGCAGACCGAGGCAAATATACCGCGTCAAGACGATAGGTAGAGAAGTGCTAGCCGGAGATCCTGAGTATAAGAAAAAGATGACCCAAATCAAGGGGGCTGGGCTGATAAGGGAAGAGGAGTCGGGCTTTGAGAGCCTAGCCGATCCCGTGACAGTGATTGAGGCTATTCACCTCCCAAGCTCTCCATCTGCAAAGGATGGCTGGCGGGTTCTCTGTGTTGACACCGGGGAGCTATCCGCAGTCGAATACAAGAGGAAAAAATTCCCATTTCCCATGATGCACTGGACAGAGCCGGTTTTGGGTTCAGAGGGGATAGGGCTGGGTGATGAGCTGCAGGGGATCCAGGTTGAGATAAACAAGATCCTTCGTAAGGTCCAACAACACATGCACCTAGCTTCAAGCTTTATCCTTGCCAACCGTGGATCTAAAATCCTCAAGTCCCACTTGACCAACACGCCATGGTCCCTGTTAGAATACACCGGGGACGCCCCCACGTTTGCTACAATCCAGTCAATTAGCCCTGAATACTTTGCTCAGATAGATCGCCTTTACGCCAATGCCTTTGAAATCGCTGGGATAACTCAACTCTTCTCAACAGGCAAAAAGCCGTCTGGGCTGGATAGTGGCAAGGCTTTACGTGAGTACAAAGACACTGAGAGCCAACGCTTTATGGCCACAGGGCAAGCATGGGAAGAGTTTCATTTGGAGATCTCAGAATGCCTGATTGAAGAAGCCAAGGAAATTGACGAGACACTGAAAGCAACAGGAAAGACAGACGGCTACACTGTCCTAGCAAAGAATGAAGCAGGTGACGGCCTAGATAGACTGAAATGGGAAGACGTCAACCTTGATCGGGATAAGTACGTTATGCAACAATATCCAACGTCTGCACTTCCCAAGCTTCCCGCTTTCAGGATGGAGCAAGTCAAGGAAATGCTAGACGTTGAGCCACGGCTACAAAACAGGGCTCTTGAGTTGCTGGCATTCCCCGATCTGAAAGCAGCGACAAAACAGATAAACGCCCCGATTGACGAAATAGAGCAGGTTACAGACAGGATGCTGTATGCCGAAGGGGACATGTACGATCTCTACACTCCCCCGGATAGCTTTACCAAGCTTGGGCCGGCTATGAATATCACAAAGAACAAGTATATCAGGGCTAGAATGGACGGTTGTCCAGAAGAACGGCTTGAGCTACTCTTGCGCTACATGTCAGAAGTTGAGGAACTTATGAAGCCTCCAGAACCTCCCCAAATTGAAGGCCCTATGCCCGGTGAAGGACTACCCACGGGACTGCCTCCCGCTCCTGCGCCCGGCATGGGGCCTGCTTCACCCCCTGGAATGGGTGACGTGAATATTAGCCCACGGATAAATGTTCAAGGTCCGGAGGCAATGCCTCCTATTCCAGGGCAGAGGTAATAATGGACCAAGGGCCACAAAAGGAAATCAAGACAGGGTTCGAGACGCCAGGTTGGCACTACGACATAACCCCAGGAGCCATGCTTACTTGGTGTGGAAATTGGTTTGAATTTGTAGGTGTGGACCCGGACAGACCGGATATTGTCTTTTTTAGGCACGTAAATGAAACGAAAAACAACACAAGGACAAAAGGGAAAAAATGATAAGCGACGAAGCGATTAAATCCGCAGTGGCGGCCATCGGACAAGAGTCAAGCTCAGAAGAGCCAACGGAAACGCAACCAGAGGTACATGAACCAAATGATCAGGAAAAAGAAGGTGAACCCAGTCAGGAAAGTGATACCGAAAAGCCCCAGGAAACAGAGGAAAAGACCGAAAAGATCGATCCGGAGGTAGTAGCAAAGCCAGAAGAACCGGAGCCAGAACCCAAGCTTTCCCGACGTGACGAATTCATTGAGAAGGCCAGCAAGGAACACAAATTACGAGAGCGCGAAAACGCAATCAAGTCTCAAGAGGGTGAGTTCAACACGCTGAGGGAAACTCTTGCCAAAATAGAGCAGAACCCGCTTGCGTACGTAGCAGAGAAGGACCCGAACTTTTATCAGCTCAGAACAAACAGATTGAGGACTTGAAAAAACAGATTCAGGACTTGACTGGATTGGTCATTCAGTCCCAGGAGAAACAGCAGGGAGACAACGCCTACAACCAATTTATGGGAGAGCTTGGCCGTGTCCTAAGCACAGGTGACCACGAGCCTATCAAGGCGTATGCCCACGAATTCGAGCTATTGACAGGCAAAAAGTTTGACGTTAGGGCAGAGGCTGCAAGCGTTTGGGCAGAGTTCAACGAGACCTACAAAAAAAGCTTGTCACCAAAAGAAGTTGCTGAGATACTAAAAGAAGATTGTGAAAGTCATCTTGAGAGAATAAACAAAGGGAGAGCAAAGCCAGATCCAAAAGAGGAGCCGAAAAAGAATGAAAAGAAGGACGGCGGCAACGGCAAAGCAAAATCTCTCAATAACAATATGGAGGAAAATTCTGCCTCCGGGGTTGATGACGATGAAGCATGGGAAGGATTGACCCACGAGGAGAGAATCCGTAAAGCAGCAATGATGTAGACTAGAACCATCCCCACCGAAATGGGGCATATCGAAAAGTATTACTCCGAAGATCCGGGTTAGAGACACAACACAAACCCAAACGCGCCACAGGCGCCCGGAGGAATACGATGCCCCCAGCAACAATTGCAACAATGGATCCTGCACTAAAGCAGATTTATCGCCCGTCATACATCAATGACGTCTGTTTCAAAGACAGACCTTTATTGGCCTGCATGCCCAAATATACCGAGTTCGGTGGAAGGAACATGCCCATCGTGCTCAAGTACACCCGTCCCCAGGGCCGGAGTGTCAACTTTGGTGTGGCTCAAGCCAATGCTACCCCATCGAATCTTGAGGATTTCCTCTTGGTCCGTCGCAAGGATTATGGCGTAGCGACGATTGAAGGTGAAACTGTCGACGCCATGGAGAAGGATCGTTATGCGTTCCTAAAAGGGACGTCCATGGAGATTGATGGAATCCTTGAGACCCTTTCTCGAAATCTTCACATCATGGCTTATCGAGATGGCCATGCAACCCGTGGAACCGGAGACGGTGCATGGGTTGTGGCTGGTACTGTTTGCACGTTGGCCGATCCGGAAGAAGCCTCGAATTTTGAGGTTGGTATGGTTATCACGACAACCGCCGCAGGTTATGCCGGAGCGGTTCGACCCGGATCGATCACTCTCACAGCCATCAACAGAATAGCAGGAACCCTAACCGCAGCAATCAATTGGAACGCAGCCGGTGGGATCCCCGCAATCGTCAACACCGATCACTTGCAAGTGCAAGGTGATTATATCGCCATTGGCGACACCCTGGCCCCATCTGGCCTAGCCGCTTGGGTGCCCCCAGCGGCCCCTGGCGCTGCTCTGTTTTATGGAGTCAATCGGACAGCAGATATTACCCGACTGGGTGGCCTTCGGTATAATGGAGCAGCCTTGACCCCGGAAGAAGCATTGATCAACGGTCAATCCCTGCAAGCGCAACACGGCGGCAAGGGAACCCACGCATTTATGCATCACACCAAATACCGTGACCTGGAAAACAGCCTGGGCGCTCGGGTTCAGTATGAAATGGTTCAATCCGGAACGAAGGGCTCGCAGGGAGATATCGGGTTCCAATCCATCAAAATCCAAGGCAACAAAGGCCCTATCAACGTGATTGCGGACGAAGCTTGCCCGACGGATTATTGTTGGATCTTGCAAATGGACACCTGGCAGCTCTGCAGCTTAGGCGGAGCCCCCAAGATTCTCATGCACGACGGGAATCGAATTTTGCGGGTGAATAACCTGGACGAAGTTGAGGTGCGGGCTGGAATGTACCACAATATTGCCTGCTTAGCTCCAGGTTACAACGTCGTAGTTACGATGCCTTAGTAGTTGGTTGACGGAACCGGGGAGGCGCAACCCTCCCCTTTTCCTCTTACTTCTTTCTGGAGGATTTCAAAATGGCGGCAAGACGATGGTTTCAAAACAGGATGTCTTTATATCATTCGCCCGTGACAATCTGGGCAAAATCAACCCATGGCGCAGTAGGGGCAATAGCAGCCTTTGGAGGCCGTGGCGTAACTAGTGTAACCAGGCTAGCAGCCGGACGCTATCGAATCACCCTTGACGATACATACCGCGGGCTTTTGAATGGATCTGCCATGGTCGAATGTGCAGCCAACAATGTTGACATTTATTGCCAACTAGAGGCGGAAAATGTAGCCCTGGCCGGTGGCGGTACTGTAGACTTTAGAACCAAAACGGCAGGCGTAACAACCGATGTGGCCAACGGAGATGACGTTTGGTATAAAATCGAACTTATGAACAGCTCTGTTGACGCGCTGTTGTAGGAGGCTTCTATGTCCATGAAAGGTATAGGAGAAAAATCCCACTCGTTGTACCACAACCCGTCAACCATTTATGGGAGATGTGTTTTCAGCGGTGGGGCGGCAAATCCTACTTCTTTTTCAGGCAAGGGCGTGGCCGGTGTTACACGACTTGGGGCCGGGCGGTTTAGGATAACTCTTGACGACAGACATCCGGGATTTTTGCATCTTGAGGCAACTGTTTTGGCCGCACTGAATACCGTCGATCTTTACTGCCAACTTGAGGCCGAGGCTGTCAACACAGCAGGAGGCGGGACAGTGGATTTCCGAACCAAAACCGGGGCAGGCAGTGTAGACCCTGCGGCAGCCGACGAAGGGCATTTCCAGATCGATTTACAAACACTGGCCATTGATCCGGCCTTGTAGAGAGGACTGAACATGTCTAGCCCGTTGAATATGGAACAAATCGCATTACTTGCCGGAGAACGGGCAGACATGCTTCAATCGGACGGGGCAGGGGGCCAAGAGTTGAGCGATTTCATCAACACGGCCTCCGTCCTGTATTTTATCAATATCGAACTGGCCGCCTTGTGGGATCACTTGATTATGAGCAATGAGGAATATTGCTCCAAGCGCTGGAATCTTACGACAGTAGCAGACCAGGAGGACTATTCTCTACCAGAGGATTTTTACAAGCTTCGGATGGTTTTCCCGCTTGACTCTTCTGGGAATAGAGAGGAACCCCTACGAAGGTTCCACTTGCAAGACCTTGGAAAGCCTGAGCTTTATCGATACCCAACATCTATCGGGACGGATTTCCATACCTATCGACTCATGGGAAAGCGGTTGTTTTTGGACCCTATCCCGCAGATTGCAGGGAATCTTTACGAGGTTTGGTATTGTCGAGATTACCCCCATACAGAGAACAAGCTTGACTACATACCCCACGAGTACCCCAAGGGTTGGGAGGACTACGTTGTCGAGGGGGTCACCGCCAGATTACTTGAGAAAATCGAGAGCGATTCAGGACCACAGAGGCAACGACAAAACGAGGTTTTGGGCAGGATTGTCCAGGTAATTGAGGACAGGGACCAGGGAGATCCACACACAATGATTGACACAGAGGATTCATTCTATTGGTATCGCAGTTAGACAGGCAGGGCAGCTTAGAGCAAGGGACTTCGTTTTTCCAGGAAAACGTCTTCCGCTGGTCTGAGCAATTTCAGCAAATACCTATTCTAAATGGGTACTTAGAGCAGGGCGTTGAAATGCCTGGGGCAGTTGGAAATGTTGTTTTTCAGCACAAGCTCGGGAGGGTTCCGACCGGCATGATTCACACAAAGGCTACGTATTATCCGCATTATTACGACGTGGAAATGACGGATAAACAGATAACCATTTACTGGCCATATGTTTTGGCTGCAACCATTGACTTTTGGATTTTCTAATGGCTTTAGAGCGTCAAGACATAATCGTACCCCTGGCTAAAGGGCTCGACCAAAAGACGGACGAAAAGCACGTTTCCCCGGACAAGCTTGCAAACCTGGAAAACGGGCAGTTTGACAAAGTTGGCACGATCAACAAAAGAAGTGGAACAGAAACCATTGACGCGGTTTTAGATGAGGCCGGGACCTCTTGGGATAAGTGTCAATCGTTGCATCATAGACAAAGGGAATTATTACAGATTTGTAGGCAGATCAACACAGCCAGGATTGCCCCCGCTGTTGAAAATGGCTGGAAAAGTTATTCTTTAGACACAGAAGCGGACGAGTGGAGACAGATCGGGCGCTGTACCCCTGTCAAAATAGAACTTGACTCAATTGCAAAACCTGAGATTTACAACGTAGCCCCAGATATGGCTTTCTGCAATGGATACAAGTGCTTTGTTTGGGCGTCCGACGCCAAGGCCCTTGGGGGTCTTACCAGACATTGCTATGTCACTGTTGTGGAAGAAGACACGGGCTCCGTTGTTTTAGATAGATATTCTCTAGGGCCTATTGTGTACACTCCCAAAGTGCTTACTGTTGACAATAGTTTTCACATTTGGGTTGACGGGGTAGGTCTGTCAATGATTGACACCGACGTTGATCCAACGGCCCCTAGTGCGTTTGTGGCTAAGGCCGTCGGAACTATCCATGCAGATAATCTATGGGATGTCTGTACAGTCCCAAGCGGACCCGGTGGTGTTGATTGCTCTGTGATTGCATACAAGGACAACAGCGCCCCCCCTGACATTCAGGTTCTATGGTTCAGGGAAGACGGAACGCAAGTTGGAAACATGCTAGAACCGTCAACCCCGTTCAATGTTCTTTCTTGTGCTAAGTTATACGACCGCAACGCAGGGGATTATTACGTAGGTATTTTTTGGCAAGCAAACGCCCCTGCTGATATTTATGGAAGACTGTTAGACCAAGACGCAGGCGGGTTTCACTGGGCAGCAGTACAAATAGTGAACACGCAAACAGGAGCAGGGGGAGAGACAGCCAAGAATATTACGGCCATACAGGACCCCTCAATAGATATTACTGTCCCTGCAAATTCAAGTTTTAGGGTATTCATAGAAGTTGATGGAGTTTTCCCACCTTGGTCCAATTATGTCAGGCAGGGAATTTGGCGTTTTGATATGGTTGGGGCTACGGCTCACGCGAAAACCTTCAATTGCGCTTGCTTGGCTTCGAAGGCATTTAATTATAGAGGACAAGCCTTCGTTTGGGCAACAAATGCCCAGGTTTTTCAATGCGCTATGTTCCTAATGTCTAATAAAACAGATTATCCAGTTGTTTCGGCTGCAATCAATACCAACGTAAAGGCGTTACGATCAGAGGGTCAGAGTTATTCTACAGGATACCCTAGACTTCCGGAAGTCAATGGTAGGCCAATATATGCTTATTCTGTGGCCACAGTGAGAAGAGAAAGACTGGGTGCCCAAGGGCTTGCTGGTGTGTCGGACCTTTTTGACGCAAAATCAATAGTTGAACTAAGGGCAACATTCGAGGGAGAGTTCAACTTTGACAGTGTAGAGATAGATCAAAACCTAGTTTTCGCGCCTGGCATGGTGAATGATTGTGACGGTACGACATTCGAGGCAGGTTTTCATCTATGGCCGGAGCTAGATCCTACCCCGGCCAATTGGGGTACGCCTAATGTTGCCGGTGGTTTTATGTCGGACGGAATTGAACTATTTAGAATTACATACGAATGGTCTGACAGAGAAGGACAAATCCACAGATCGGCCCCTAGCCCAGTTTATGCGATAACGTTTGCTTTAGGTGGGGCCAATCAGAGATATGCTTTTAACATACCTACACTGAATTACCTGAATAAAGCCCCGACTGTAAAAATCTGGGTATACCGCCAAGCCTCAGACGGCCTGTACCACAAAGAGGATGTTTATCAAGGAAACGACAACTCTGTACCTTATGTGACCGGCTTCTCTGGAGGTGTCACCTCTGATATAAACATTTTAGACAATGAACTTTTATATACAGATGGTGGAATAGTTGAAAACATAGGCCCCCCGGCAGCCAATATTTTGGCAGCTTCAAGAAACCGAGTTTTTATTGTACCGTCCGAGGATCCACTATCTGTATGGTTTTCCAAAGAAAAAAAGGACGGGGAAGGATTGGCTTTCAACGATACCTTTATAAAACGATTTCCAAAAGGCGGACCTATCACGGCCCTTGGTGTCATGGATGACAAAGTTGTGGTTTTCAAAGAGGATGAGATTTGGGCGTTTTCAGGAAATGGGCCAAGCGACTCTGCCCAGGGCGGATTCTCAACAGAAACGCTTATAGCTCAAGACATTGGATGCGAAAAAAACAGCCGGGGCTCTGTGCAAAACACAGAATTTGGGATCGTTTTTAACTCAAAACGTGGCTTGTATATGCTAGATCGAGGACTAAATCCCACCTACATAGGATCTGCCCTAGACGACACAAAAGCAGAAATTGTCACGGATTCTATTTCTATTCCAGAGAAAAACCAGATCCGTTTTATGCAAACGCCAAATTTGTTTGTTCCAGACCCGTCCCTTGGCGTGCTGGATGTCCTTACAAAACAATGCTCTAGGTTTGATATTGATGCACTGCATGGGACTTACTGGGAAGACAACGGATGGGTCTTTTCAGATCCTAGCTGGGTTATAAAAAAGGAAGTAGCAAGCCACAAGGACGACGCAAACTTTATCGACATGAACCTTGAAACGTCCTGGATCAAACTAAATGGACTTCAAGGCTACCAAAGGGTTTTCTGGGTAGGGCTCATGGGAGAGTACAAAAGCGCCCATACTCTAAATATTGAGGTTTCCTATGACTATAAGGCTGTTGTGTCTGAAACAAAAACATTCACAATAGCAGCGGCAGACGATCCATATCAGATAAGATTTAGGCCCAAGTATTCGAGATGCCAGGCTATCAAGTTGAAAATATACGACTCGGCCCAAGCTGGGACGGGTGAGAGCCTTTCGCTAAGTGGGATCCATTTTGTCATTGGCGTAAAACGCGGGCTTTATCGAGACAAGCCCTCTAAGACCTTGTGAGGTTGATATGAGTTTGTGGGATATAGGAAAGTATGCTCTTTTTGGTGCAGATCCCTTTGCTGCTACAGCCATGACGGCAAGCGATTTGTCCGAGGACGAGCTATGGGGCAACAAGGGCGATAAGATCGACTATCAGCGAAACGCGTACCAGACAGACCTTGCAAACTATCAAATGGACCCGCAGATGGCCGCCATGCTGAAAATCAAACTCAAAGCAGCCATGGAGGGCAGGGGGGGCATACCACAAGAGCAGATGGCAAGGGCAATGCAACGCGCTCAATCCGGAGCCCAGTCCATGTATGCAGGCCAGGGTGGTATGAACGCAGGGACGGCCAGGCGTATGGCCTCGAATCAATACGGGCAAGCGCAAGGGGAAATGGCTACATACAACGAGGGAATAAAAGCCCAGCAACAAATGCAGGCAGAGCAAATGATGAAACAATTACTTGCTCAAGAGCATAGAGCGCGGCTCGAACGCCAGAAAACCCAGCAAGGCCAATTTGCAGCGGAAGAAAGTCGCATGATGACCAAAGAGAAAGACTGGGCAGAAAGAAGCAGGCAGGAAGACGCTGGCAAGCTTGGACAGATTGCAAACATTGGATCTCAATATCTAGCAAATTAGGGGTTTATCATGCCCAGACCAAAAGATTATGAGTACACAACAAATGAGGACAGAAAAAGAACAAGCGGGAAGCCCCATGAGTATACAGATCCAAAGACAGGGAGCCCGGCCTCGGACTGGACAGATAAAATCGGGCCAGCCATAAAAGATGAGGTCTTTGGGACAAAAACCGATCTTGAGTACTACATAGACAACCTAGACCAAAGACTCGGAAGAGAACACGGCGGGGCCCGTGAAGATTACATGATTAGGGGATACACTGGGGCCGCAGGCGTAGAGAACGCACTAATGATGAGAATGCTTGGCGGGGGACTATCCCAAGCCGAGGCCCAATCAAAGCAAGCGTCCGGGGCCAGAATGAGAGACGCCCTGGCAGCAAGAGCCGGGGCAAATCAGTACAATCAAGCAGCTATCGGAAATCAACTCGGCCAGCAAATTGGACAGGTTGCAGGGGAGGGCGGGGAGCGCAGGGCGCTAGAACAAGATGAGGCAAACCGTCAATACCAAGACTGGATGGTTCAGGACATGGCTGGCCGCATGGAATGGGAGCGACGGCAGGCAGATGACAGGCAAATGAGGAACAATCTGGCATTTCAAAAAGCAGCATGGGACGCGTCTCAATCCGTGCAACCCGGTGTATTCAATCCATTTTTGAATGCTTCAAGTCAGGCAATGGCCCAGTATAGCGCAACAGGGGGAGGTCAAGGCGGTGGCGGTGGTTACTATCAGGACCTAACAGGAACCGGGCGTATGGCTCAAGGGCCGCAGGGCCAATGGGGCTATTCTGGGGGCCAGGACGAACAAGGTCAGGACGTGTTTGGAGAGGTCTGGGACGACGGCGGGGAAGATTTTGACTACTAGGGAGAGAAGAAGATGCCAATAGATAAGGCAACATTTGACGAAATAATGGCGACTGTCCCTCCTGAAAAGCAGGCTCAGGCCATTGCTATTGCTGATAGGCAAAGCAGGGAGCAAGTTTTCAATCCCGACACATTGCCAGATCCAATGGGACAGACGATTGCTCCTCCGCAGGCCATTGATCCAAATATACAAAAATCATTGACACATGGTTTGAATTTTGAGCGGTCCATGGGTGACGGATCTATTCCTGGAGATAGTATTAGAAAATTGATCTATGGAGAGGACTACCCGCAGAGGGCAGCCGCAGCTAGAGAAGCGTTCGACCAAAAGCGACAAGCCGCAATAGATGCAGACCCAAAAATTATAGCAATGAGAGAGAGAGAAAAAGAAGAGGCCGAAATGTCTGCAGTTGACAAAGAAGCGGCAGCGGCAAGGGTGTTGACCCCAGGATTAGACCAAAAAGTAGCACTTCCAACCGAAGCAGGCGGGGTCGAATTTATGTCAGACGGCCAACCACAAGCGCAGCCTGGACAACCAGGGCAGCCACAAGCAGCCGGATATGGTAGATCCATGTCCAGAGGATACAGAGGGGGCGGGGGCGGTTCGAGCGGACAGATGGGAAGCATGATAAAGGAACATTCCGCTCTCCGTGAAAAACTGGAGGCGATTGAAGAGCAACACGGCAGGAATTCCCAGGAATATGCAAACGCCCTGATTGACATCAAAAAAGAGCAGGGGGGCATAGCAAGAGACCAGGCAGGGCAGGAATCTGTTTTAGCTTACGAGAGACAGGCCCAAGTTGAAAAGCAAAATGCAGACAGGGCAGCCTTGCTACAACGTCAAGAAAATGAATACAACGAAGCTCAAGACAGCCTTTTTGATGCAATACAGGAAATCAAGTCAGGGAAAGTAGACACGGATCGTCTATTCAAAGACGCATCTGGCAATACAAATTATGGGCGGAAAGTCGTGGCAGCTATTGCCGTGGGCCTGGGGGCGTTCGCTCAATCCCTAAGTCCTAGATACGGCGGTTCAGGGGGCAAGGGACCAAACACAGCCTTGCAAATTGTTCAGAGCGCAATCAATAGAGACATTGCAGCTCAGAAAGCAGATATGGCAAACAAGAGGGCCGGGGTTGGTATGCAAAAAAGCCTCATGGGTCAAATGATGAAAAGATTCGGAAACGAAAAACAAGCCGAGGCAGCGTCAAGAATAGCCATGCTTGAGGATTATAAAACCAAGCTGTCAGCGGTTGCGGCAAAAAGTAAAAGCGACATGATGCCATCCAAGCTAGAGGAAAGTTTCAACGCAATTGAGCAAGCAAGCGCCAAAGAGCAAGTCAATTTCCAAAAAGAAACGGTAGCCAAAACGCAGCAAAGCCTTGCACAGGGATTCGGGATGGTTAGAGACAAAAGAGCTGGAGACCAACGAGCCCAGCAAATGAGACAGCAGAGAGAGGCCCTAATGATGAAAGCCTCCGGGACATCTGGAGGAAGACAGCTACCGGCAAGCGCAGTCCAGAAAATGGCAGACTTCAAGGGCGCTGCAAAAATGATAAAGGACCTTAGAGACTCATGGGACAGGGATGTTGGGGCTTTCTCGATTATGACCCAATGGGTTCCTGGATCGTCTGCCAAGAAATTCGGAACCAAGGCCAGTATGGCCGCTCAGTTTATAGGTAAAAAACTTGAGGGCAGAATGACAGACGAGGATTTCAAAAGAATAAAATCATTTATGCCTGAGCCAGGAGATCTCGACAGCACAGCCAAGAGAAAACTTGAAGACATGATGTCCATGCTTGAACAGCAAGAGGCAGGGGCGCTTGAGACCTATGCTAACACTGGTTTTGATGTGTCTGGTTTTGTCAAGCCACAAGACCAGATACCCGCAGCAGCTCAGGAATTAAAGGGACGTCAAGACTAAATGCCCGTACTTTACGACAGAGAGGGAAAGCCCTCAAGCGTACCAGACGACAAGGTCAATGAGGCTCTAGCCTCTGGTCAATTTGGGTTCAAAAAAGACGAACAATTGGTCATGTATAGCCCCAAGGGCAAGGCATTTACTGTGCCGGCCACAAGCGCCAAAGAAGCGTTTGGCATGGGTTATAGGCTAGAGGGAGACGAGGAAAAGAGAAGCAGAGAGCTGCAAGAGGGGTATGGAACAGCAGGGGATCAAGCTGCGGCCGGTGCCATGGGGGCGGCAAGGTCTTTATCTTTTGGTCTGTCCGATGTTGCTCTGGACATAGCAGGGGCCGGAAAGTATGCAGAACGAACAAGAGAGGCAAACCCAAACGCGGCATTGACTGGAGAAATCGCAGGTATTGCGGGCTCACTACTTATTCCAGGCGGCCAAGCAAAAGCCGTCGGATCAATAGCAAAGCTTGGCGCTCCCGTTCGAGGCATAGCCAAGATAGGCCGCGGGATTGAGAAAGCCACAATCAAGGCTCTCGGTGGAGACAAGGGCGGGTTGGTTCGTCGGGCTCTTGCTAAAGGGACAGGGATGGGCCTGGGAGGGGCAGCCGAAGGGGCGGCTTATGGAACCGGGCAATTTATCTCAGAGCAGGCAATTGGAGACCTAGAGCCCACAGTGGAAAACCTTGCCTCCCATGTTGGCATGGGCGCTTTATTCGGGGCAGCCGGAGGCGGGGCTTTTGGAGTAGGGGGAGAGGTCCTAAAAACGGGGCTAGGGACTGGGAAAGCTTTCTTGTCCAGAAGCGGGAAGTCTATAAAAAACCTTTATGAGAAGGGCAGGGGAGTCAAGGCAGCCGAGGGGCTAGGTGAGGCTGTGGAACAACTGCAGAACATAAGACCGGCCAAGCTTGACGAATATATGGGGGCCTTTATAGGACAGGACCCAAAGGCATTGGCTCACCTAAGACGAAATGCGGACGACTTGGCAATTGCAGCAAATCAATCAAAGTCTGTCAGACAAAACCTAAATAGAGGAATTTCAGACGGATTGGACGGTGCAGACGACGTGCTAGGCACAGTCACAGACCAAGGAAAAGGCAAGCTAAAGGCGGCAAACGTCAAGGAAATAATAGCAACCGGAAACACAAGAGAGGCAGTAACCTCAACAAGGGGGGCCATTGAAGAAGTGGCGTCCAAATTTGAGCAAATGAAGCTTGCCGGGGACGGAGTTTTTGATGCAACCCCCTCAATAAATAAAATGATCAAGTCTTCCAATAAATACATGGACGAACTAGAAACCGTTATGTTGAGATCCGGGGACGACGTAGCAGCCGAGGGTTATATCATAGCCGATAGACTCAAGAGAGACATCGGGAAATACAGAGAGCGGTTAGGTAGGATTACCAATCAGACCGATGCAGTTATGGAAGCCCAAGCGGCCTTTGAGGGTCAATATAGAACATTGCAAGATTTGCTCATGAGAGAGGATTATTTTGGAAAAATGTGGGCGGCCCAAAGACGAATAAATGCAGCATGGACCCGACGGCTTGAACTGCAACCACTAGAGAGAAAATTTAGAAAACATGTTGGGCGTAAAGACTGGCATAAAATATTCAAGGCAGACAGGCGTCAAGTAGGTAGATTTATTGACGAACTTGGGAAAGTTGAAAATGAAGTTTATGAGGACTTTTTCAAGAGAAAGCTTTCCTCCGAGAGGGAGCTTGTCAATGCGATAACAGACTCCTACGAATTGACCCCAGAGCTCCAAGGCATGGCCAAAAAGTTTACTAGCTTGACTGATGGGGTTGAGAAAAACATAGCTAAGGCCAGAAATACGGTAGGCTTGCAAAACCAGCTTTCCGACATCATAACCTCATCCAATCAGGCAGCCGGCTTACTACCAGCGGCAGCCGGTGGAATGATGGGTTATATGATAGGCGGGGAAGAGGGGGCCATGTTGGGTATGGGCCTGTCTGTCCTGTCTAATCCTGGGAGGGTCCTACAGCTCAAAGCCGCCCTGAATCGCATGAGGTCCGACGCCAACCTCAAGATTGCCAAGTCAATCAAGGGCTATGTCAAGACGCTAGCCAAGGGGGCTGATAGGGCCAAGCAAAAAGGCAAGGGCCTGATTGCCCCGGCCTCTCTCAGAACCCTGCAGGATAGCAACTGGGGAGACAAGAAAACCAAGGATAAAGACAGAGCCCAGGCATACGAGAGACGCCTGAATGAACTTTCTGATTTTGTCTCGAACCCCGAAAAGGCAGCCGAGACCCTAGCAGCCAAAACAGAAGGAATCAGAGAAGCGGCCCCACAGATTGCAGACAGACTACAATCCAAGGCAGTTGAGGCAGCTCAGTACCTACACAACATAGCCCCAAAGAAACCCGACACCGGGGCATTGATTGAGAGAGAATGGAGGCCTACAGATTCAGAGCTGAGAAAGTTTGCAAGCGTGGCAAGCGTGGTTACTGATTTTGGCAATTTCCTGAAAGCGGTTGAGACGGGAGAATTGACCTTGGAAATGC